GAAAAGAAACCTGATGAAAAGAAACCTGATGAAAAGGCTCCAACAGAAAAGAAACCCGCTGACAAACCATCGCCTCCACCAACCGGAAAAGATGTACCAACATTTAGCAATGCAAACGACGCAAGAAGATATGCAGACATAACGGGGAAACCGGCTAAATGGGACACATCATTAGCATAATAGGATAAAATTATGAATAAAATATATGTAGGTGTTGTAGAAAGTAGACAAGATAAAACTAAAACTGGTAGGTGTCAGGTTAGAATAGTAGGAGCACATTCCTCAGACATTACGGAGTTGCCCACTGAAAAATTACACTGGGCGACCACAATGCACCCTACGACATCGGCAGGATTATCTGGTATTGGATCTGGTCCACATGGTCTAGTTGAAGGATCTACGGTATTGTGCATGTTCAGCGATGAATATGGACAACAACCTATCATCATTGGATCTATACCAGGACAACCCGTTAAACCATCTGATAAAAATTCTAATGTTGGTTTTGAAGATAAATCTGGTACATATCCCTTCAAACCAAAAATAGAATCATCAGACTTAAACAATTTAATTATAAACAATAAAACCGAAGAAACCCCATTAATAGATAAAACGGTTGCGGCACCTAAAGATGTAGAAATGCCCAACGATAAAAAATGGTCACAACCCAAAGACCCATATAATACTGTATATCCATATACAAATTCTATGCATTCAGAAAGTGGCCATTCTATTGAGCTAGATGATACATATGATGCACAACGATTAAATATTGCACATATGAGCGGCACCTATACAGAAATGAATCCAGATGGTTCAATGACTAATAGAATACGCGGAGATAAAATAGATGTTGTTGAAAAAAGTGGTATTGTTTATATTAAAGGAGCAGCATCGGTTACTATTGATGGTAATGCTTATGTAAAAATTAATAATGCCTTAACAGTTGATATTGGCGGATTTTGCACTGTTAATATACTAAATGATGTCAATTTAAATGTATCTGGATCGGCTAATTTATCGGTAGTGGATTCGTTAAACATACAAGCATCAGCAATAAATATGGAATCTTATTTTGGCGATATATGTATTAAATCAGCGGCAGATATATATTTAGAATCGGGTAAAAATATTCATATGACAAGTTGTAATCATACTAACATTGATACCGTGCCAAATCTATTAAACTTAAATTGTGGATTAGCTATGAAACCAAAAATGAATTCGTTAGCAATACCAAAATCGCGCAAATATCCAAAGTCTCCTAATGTTGGGGATAGTGGAATCAAATAGAGGAATAAATAATGGCCATTGCTTATGTTCATCCAGACGTTGTAGAATTTTCAGAAGGTATTGTAGAATCTAAGAAAATATGTGCGTGTGTTTCAGATTTAGATTGTGTAGCAGATATTATTGGTATAACATTTGCCGATGATGTTCCCCAAAGTATTATAGATAATATTTCAGTATCATTATTAGGTAAAATAGCGATATTAACTAATAATGTCTCAAATGAAAATAATCAACTATATGAATATGCTGTAGAAATGGTATATCAAAAACCATTAATAGAAACTAAAGAAGCAACCGATAAAGTAATGGCGGAACATGTCGAAAAACTTAAAAATGATGAAGGAATTAAAGCCATAGAACAAATTTTAGAAACATTGAATGAACATTTTCCAGATCCGCCACCACCTATTATGCCAACTGTAGTAAATGATATCACCAATCCTTTAGTAGTTGGAAATGAAATTAATGGGGATGATATGTTACAAATGCAAGTAGATTTTAACAAAATGACGAATCTTATTAAAGATGTTGTATATAATTATTTTCGACCAGATTTTAAGAATGTAACGGGTAGTAATGTTAATTTATACGTTAGTCGAGAGATGAAAAAAATTGAGGCTTTATATAAGGAAAGTATTGCATCAAAATTGGTTGAATCATCTCTTATAATAGCAGAAGGTTTAATAAGTAATATTAATGGTGCGATAAATAATAGTGATACATTAGCATTTAGTGATAGTGAAAAATTTATAATCAAGACAAATCTAACTGAATTAAACAATTTATTGGTTAATGTTTATAGTGCATATAACAGTGAATATGATGCGGGGATATTACAACAAATGAATGAGAATCTTAGTAATAAAACTGATTTGGGGAGGTGCAGTTAAATGGAAATGTTACCGTTACCATGTAGTATAAGTGGGGTATTGGGTGGATTAGTAGGACAGATACAAGGCATAATTAATGGTGTAATTGGTACAGTAAAGAATATGTTAAATACTGTAGCTAATTTTCTCGGTGGTATTGGGGGTATGATAAATAATCTCCTTGCCATGCCTTCAAAATTATTAGCTGGAATTCAAGGTGCTATTGATAATTTAATTAAAAAAGCCAAGGATATTATTATTCAACAAATTAATTGTGTTAGTAATTTAGTATCAGATTTTATGAACGCACCGGCTGCATTGGCTCAAGGTTTTGAAGCAAATGTTCAAGGGTTGTGGGATTCTGTTACTGGCATTGGTGATAAACTTGCTGATTTAGCTTATGGCGCACAAGCTATGGGTAAAACATTATTAGATAGTGCTTTCAACATACAAAAAACTTTAGACCAAGTATTTCAGGGTACAATTGGTTCTGTTGCTTCAGCATTTAATAGTACTATCGGTGGAGCAATAAAATCCGTTAGTGGGGTATCAAAAATCGTAAATGCTGGTATAGGTTTAATGGTAAAAGCTGCCGTAGTAAATACCGCAGTGAATGTAGTTAAAAAGGCAATAGCATAATATGGATAAACCACTTGCTTTAATACAAGGCATTATACCAGAAGATGATAAGATATACAATGCTACATTACAGATTAGCATTAAACAAATGAGTATTGGCATTAATACTAGTGTAGATTTTGAGAATTTAACTACATCGGCAAGTGGTTCATTAAATTTTACCGAGATTGCTGTTGTTGATGTACCGATAACAATATCTATAGCAAAAAATCCTAACACCATAGAACAATTAATAACTGATTCTATAACATTTAATCAGGACACTTCATGGCATACATAATAAACGATACATTATCCACACATACAGATGGTAGAGCATCTGCAAAATTATTTGATCCAGTATCTTGCGGCGGATATATTATTCAAGGTGCTACTTATACCTGGATAGAAAATTTACCGGCTGCAAGATACGGACACATAGTAAAATGTAGAAAAGGCATTAAACGCATTAGATCAGGATCAGATAGCACCAGAATTGAATATTTTGGAGCAGCACGATTCGGAGACATAGTAGAATAATGGCACATAATACGCGCATATTTTCTGATTTGGATTTAAATTTTGTTGCTAATCCAATTACTGGTGATATATATAAAAAATATAACGAAAATGCTATAAAAGCCGCTATTAAACACTTAGTTTTGACCAATCATTATGAGAAACCCTTTCATCCAGAAATAGGATCAAATGCTAGGGGATTATTATTTGAATTACCTGATCCACAAGTTAGTATGATGCTAAGTAGAACAATTAGTACGGTTATTGCTGCACACGAACCAAGAGTAGATGTCATTAGAGTTGTTATTAAAAATTTGGCTAATGATAATGCCTTGGGTGTAGCAATAATATTTAAGATAAAAAATACCTCCACGCCACTAGTACTAGATTTTATTTTAGCAAGAGAAAGATAAATGAATAATAAAAATATAATTACGTCTGAACTTGATTTCGACTTAATTAAAACAAATCTTAAAGAATATCTAAAAGGGCAGAGTGAATTTTCTGATTATAATTTTGAAGGATCTGGTTTATCAGTATTATTGGATATTTTAGCCTATAATACTCATTACAACGCTTTATATACCAATTTAGCTATTAATGAATCATTTCTGGACTCAGCATCAAAACGGGCTAGTGTAGTATCTATAGCAAAACTATTAGGATATACACCAAATTCAGCCACATGTGCAACCGCTAAAATATCATTATCAATAAATGCCATTAGTAGCGTTAATAAACCTGGATTATTGACATTGCCTAAATATTCCACCTTTACTACTAATGTTGAAAATACGACCTATACGCTATATACATTAGAAGATTATCACAGTTATATTGATAATGATATGTATGTATTTACCGATGTTATTATTAAAGAAGGTGTTTACTTAACCTATAAATTTTTAAGCATTCCTGGCGCTAGATATATAATTCCCAATCCAGATGTTGATATTACGACATTAAGGGTAAAAATAAAAGAAAATGCTGAAACAGAAGCATACTCAGAATATACCTTAGTAGATAATATTATATATTTAAATAGTAACAGCAAAGTATATTTCATTAAAGAAATTGAAAATGGTTTGTATGAATTACAGTTTGGTAATGGTATAATTGGTGCAGAATTATCTACTGGTAATGTTATTGAAATAGATTATCTAGTTACGCACAAAAGAGATATCAATGGTGCTAAAGTATTTTCTTATACAGGAAGTGCATTATTAGGTATTACTCCAGTTATTTATACCCAATATGCGGCAACAGGTGGTGATGTAGCCGAAGATATTGATCACATTCGATTTAATGCACCAAGATTATATAGTTCACAAAATAGGTGTGTCACGAAACATGATTATGAATCGGTAATATTATCTCACTTCCCACAAGCAAAATCTGTAAATGTTTGGGGCGGAGAGGAGAATTTTCCGCCTAGTTATGGAGATGTTTTTATTAGTATCTTGCCGACTAGTGGTTTGTTTTTGTCTGATGAGAATAAAGATTATGTTCTCAATGAAGTATTAAAACCTCGTAAAAGTTTGACTATACACAATAAATTAGTAGAACCATCTTTTATTGAGGTAGAACTGAATACCGCATTTTATTATGATAGTGATATTACTTTCTTATCGCAAAAAGATATTCTCGCACTCGTTTTTAACAATATAAAAACTTACTCATATACAGAGTTAGAATATTTTGGGCGACGACTTAAATATTCTCGATTATCTAATTTAATTGATAATAGCGAAAATTCAATTACTAATAATATCACCAAATTAAAGTTATATGTGTATGTCGATCCAATGTATAATATTGAATATGATTATATAATTGATATTGGCAATCCAGTATATAAAAACCTAATAGACGCTGAATCTATTATTAGTAATGGATTTTATATACCGAATTTAAGTGAAATTGTTTATATTGATGATATACCCAATAATACTAACACCGGAACTTTGCGCCTGTTTTATTACAAAGGAACGGTAAAAATAACAATAAAAAATATTGGGACTGTTGATTATAACAATGGTGTACTTTATATAAATAATTTAGTCATATCGAAATTATATTGTGATTATTTACGTTTTAAAGTTATACCAAGTTCATATGATGTTGTATCAACTAGAAATCAAATAATTAGAATCCCAGACAATATGATATACATAACGGCTATTAAATTGTCCGATAATACTCAATATAAATTTACACCAAGTAGAATATAATGAATTTATCGCCAATAATAAGTAAAACTATCCCAGAATTTGTAAATGATGATTACCCATTATTTGTACAATTTATTAAAACTTATTATAAATGGTTAGACGAAACACAAATAACTTCTATTGAAAACATTGTTGATATTGATGAGACATTAGATTCATTTATAAAATATTTTCGTGCTGAATTAGATGTATATGGCATTAAATATCAATACATAGACGAAAGAATCTATTTAAAATATGTTAAGCAATTTTATTTGTCAAAGGGGTCAGAAGCGGCATATTGGTTTTTATTTAGGATATTATTTAACACTGATTCTGCAATAATTCGCCCCTGGGATTATACATTTATCCCATCTATGGCGCAATGGACACAAGATATTTCTATATTTGTTAACATTTTATATGGTGATGGCAATGATTTAAAACAGAATAAAATCATTATTATTGGCGATGATGAAAAAGAATATAGTGGTCGAGTAAAAGATGTTGTTCAGATAGGTTATAACAAGTTTGAATTATTCTTAGATAAAAAAATAACAGGTAATATTGTTCCGTACAATAGAGTAAAATCCAGTGATAATAGTGTTTTAGGTGTATTAGAACCCGTCATTAGTAGATTGGTTATAGAAACACCCGGAAATTCATTTATGGTAGGTGATGTATATGATATTGATACCTATAATGGTACTGGCACTAAAATATTGATCCAAGAAATTGATGATAACGGAGGAATTAAAACTGCATCCATTATCAACTTTGGCACTGGTTATACTACTGAATTTAATTATACACTATTTCCAATTACTACTCAAGAATTTATATATCCAGATTACAACTTTATAATCAATGATGGGGAAATAAAATACAATTCGCAAGATATTGTTACTGATATTGTTGATGGTGGAAATATTGTTAAACATAATTATGCCACAACTCCTACTGATTATTTTACCGATATAACTTATGTAGGTAAAAATGTCCGATCATTTAGCGATATTAATACATCTACCCCCAATACCACTAATGCAGCATCTATACGATTTTATATAGATTACACCTGTAAATACCCAGGATATTATTTAAATAAATATAATGTATTAGGACAACCTATATATTTAGAAGATTCATATTATTATCAAATTTACTCATATGTTACTTCATTAGATGTTCCATTACATAAATATAAATCGCTTATTAATAATGCGATACATCCAATTGGTAATAAATTATTCAGTAATTATATTCCGGTAAGTGACATATATCAATCTATATCAATTGTAGATGATTTACTAGTATATAGAACTGCGCCAGAATTTATTGAATATATTAATGCCGTAGATGATGAATTTATTATAGATAGAACAGTCCACTATAGCGCACAAATAAATTTTGTAGATAATTACATCATATTTATTGGAGATACTACCTTATTTTTTGATTCATATGCAGTAAATGATGCTAATTATAATCATATTACTAAAACAATAGCGGATGATATACAATTTATAGATAATGTTAGTGTAACTCGTTTATTTACTGATTTGCCAGAAGTTACCGAAATAATTACTAAGACTATCACCAAAAAACCAAGAGATACAGTTGGATTTAGCGATAGTATTAGAAAAGAATATGGTTTAACTATACCAGCAACATATGTAATGCCTAACGATAATAATGTAGAAGGAGAACTAGAGGCTATTCAAGTATACAAATATGCTTATATAACGACGAATGAGTCAGTGGCGGCGGCAGAAGAATTCACTAAGAACCCAACTAAATACTTCTATGAATCCCTTAATATCACAAATACGGTAGGTGGTTATTATGGTACATTATATGTAGAACAAACACCTCTATATTGGGATCTTACTTATTATGATAAAGAATTTTCAGTAACAGTATAAAAAAATAAATCAGGAGATTTACATGAACAATAGCCTAATAGTAATAGGTACAGTAGATATCATCTTATATGATAAAAATTTCAAAATAAAAGAAGAACGACACATTAAAAATAAAATCGTTAATACGGGATTAATGTATATTTCAAAACGTATGACAAATGGTGGTCTTCCCGATCAAATGGGATATATGGCATTAGGAACTGGATCTACTGCTCCAGATGCAGCTAACACCGGGTTAGTAACAGAATGTCCTACCAATATCGGCACCAGATCAGCAACTATTAATTCCTTATCTACAACATTACCCAAAATTACTTATTCTACTACATTTTTACCGGGTAATTGCACAGCATCTATAACAGAGGCGGGAATATTTGATACAGCTAGTTATAACCAAGGTATAATGCTATGTAGGACGGTGTTTACTGAAGTTATAAAGGGAGTAGATGATACCATGGGCATTGCTTGGTCAATAGTTTTTAGCGCACCATAATAAAAAAATTATGTCTCATATATATAAAAATTCATTAAAACAATCATTATTGTTTGGTATCTACAATGATATCAAAACCAATAACAATGCGTATTATTATTACATAGGAAAAGGAGATGCGTGGGAAAATGAAGACATCGTTCCCAATGTAATTAATAGTTTATCTTATGAGACATCTGTGAAAAATAACATTATTTATATGAAAAAAATAAATATAAACGATGTTGCATTTATTATACCAAGATATGATTGGGAATCTGGTACAACATTTGCAAAATATGACAATGATAATATTGATTTAGAAAATTCTATGTTTTATTGTCTTACTACTGCCAACAATGTCTACAAATGTATAGATAATAATAACAATTCTCCATCAACTATTCAACCATATGCTACTTCTCATAATATAATCACCTTAGCCGATGGATATAAATGGAAATATATGTATACCATACCGATATCCATTATAGAACAATTTGAAACAAGTGATTATATACCTGTCATATCGGCGTTAAGTGGAGAATATTTTAGCAGAGGATCAATTTATTCCGCTACTATTAATAATTATGGTGCGGGATATACTAAAAATACTATTCTAATAGTAGACGGCAATGGACATCAATTAAATAATAAATTAAACGTCATAGGTTTTGGTTTATCTACGCATGGATCTGGTTATTTAAGATCGCCAACAGTTACCATAACTAGTCCACATGATTCAGCAGTGCCTTTTGTAAACAACACAGAATATTTAATGGGCGAATTAATAGAATATAATAATAACATTTATGAGGTAATCTTGGGTGGGATTTCTTCGCCCAATGTCTACCCTATGCACACTTGTATATGCAGTGATATAGTAAATAATGGCACACTTGCTCTAAAATTTGTTGCTAAAAGAATATCTGGATCAACATCTATGGCTGGTTTATCTGGTGTGGAAAAATATGCGTTAGGCGATTTATATTTAAACGGTTTTGCAGGAGATGTAACTATCATAAACGGGGGATATGGTTATGACGAAAATAATCCTCCTAGTGTACTCATTGAAGCTCCAGAATTAGCGGAAGGAGAAATATTAAATCCCAATGATATAGCAACGGGTACTGCGGTAATTACAAATGGTAGAATTAATAACATAATTATCACCAATCATGGAGCACATTATACAGCATTACAGTTGACTATACGAATTGCTCCACCATTTAATAATGCGATTGCTTTTTCTCCTGAATCTACTGTTCTAGAAAATACTATTATTGAATATGATAGTCTTTATTATAGGGCTATCAATGCTGGTACATTATCTAGTACACCACCCACCCATGAATCCGGTACTGTTGTAAATGGAGATGTTGATTTAACTATGGTGGGTGAACAAGCAACCGCCATTGCTACAACTTATTATGGATATGGTTACAATAATAACCCAATTATTACTATTTCTCAACCACATTTATACAATTTTTCGCCAACATTATTTACACAAAATGCCGCAATAGAAGAAAATGTGCTGGTTTATATGGATGTTTATCATTATATAACAAATAATAGTGGAACTTTTGGTACAACTGATTTATTAACACCACTTGATGTTGATTTTACTGATACACAATTAAATGGGGATGTTAGTCTTACTTATCTCAATATTATTAGAGAATATGTTGAAGATGTTGTATGTAATACCGGCGATATATTACGAGTATTAGAAGACGGAGAAGAACCTAGATTTTATGAAGTTTTAGATGACATTACTATATCCACATTACCAACTCATATAAGCGGTACATCAGACAATCTTTTATATATACCCGTAATATCAGCAACGGCAACGATTACTACTGAAAAAACGCGAGCTAAATTTTTTCCCGTAGTAGAAAATGGACAAATTGTTGCAGCAATATGTAATGATCCTGGTGTGGGTTATACATATGCAAAAATAACTGCATATGAATCTTATTTTGGTGTAGGATCAAGTGTGGATATTATACCCAATATATCGAAAAATTCAACAACAACTAAACAAGAATATGTAGAATTAAGTGCTGTTTCGGGTACAATAGACACAATTACAGTAACAAATCCGGGTACTAATTATAATGTTTCCCCAGAAGTTATTATACAGGGTGATGGTGTTGGTTGTACTGCGGTAGCCACTTTAGTTTTTGGATCAATAAGTAAAGTCGATGTAGTATCTCCCGGTAAAGATTATACATATGCAACCATTACATTTAAGCGGGATATAACCGATACTCTAGAAAATGCTATTGAAGCTACAGCTATTCCTATAATTTCTCCTTATGCTGGTCATGGCAATAATGCAATAACAGAATTATACGCTAATAAATTGGCTATTACCACTAATATAGGTGAAGAAGTAATTAATGGCGCACTCTTAAATAATACATATAGACAGTTTGGTATTATTAGAAATCCACTACAATATAGCAGAAATCTTAGATATAACAACAGCACTGCATCGGCCTGTTATAGTGTTGTCTGTTCTTTAGCGGGTAATATTGATATATCTTTACCATTAGTTGATATAAATAACAATGAATATATTATATTATCTTATGTTGCATCTGCGTCTAATCAAAATCAGGCTAATATGATTATTCATGCGACACATAATTCTAAATTAGTATTGGGCGACGTTTTATCACAAAATGATGGTCAAACTATAACAAATGCAACGGTCATAAGTATAAAAAATCCTGATGTAAATAAACAATCGGGTGATATATTGACCATAGATAATAGAGAAGCATTTTTCTCTAATGATGAGCAAAGTGTACTATTAAAAACGATAATTAACATATAACAGAGAGTATATACATGTCTATAAATTTTAATACATTTCCCTATTATGATGATTATACTCCAGATAAGAATTTTTATAAAATTTTGTTTAAGGCTGGTTATGCGGTTCAGGCTAGAGAACTTAACCAAATGCAGTCTATTTTACAACATCAAATATCCACATTTGCTAACCATATATTTAAGAAAAATTCTATGGTTATTCCAGGTGGTATTAATTTAAATCGTAAAGCTCCATTATTATTTACCTCAAATGTAGAATTAGCAGCTTTTGTGGGAAAAACTATCACAAATGCCCCGCTAGATAATGGAGTATATCCCACCACCAATTCGGCATATTTTAATGATTATATAACCGCAGTAGTATTGGGTTATAAAGATGCTGATGATTTATATCCAAGTTGTTTATATGTAAAGTATTTCAATTCATATAAAGGTACTGATCCTGCTACCGACCCAAGCAGATCTAATTTTGTGTTAGATGATTTGATATATACGTTAGAAAATAATCCCCAACAAATTGTATTAACTAGTACAGGTGTTGGGGTAGGTAAAGTTGCTGCTATTGATAAAGGCGTATTTTACACTAAAGAATTATTTGTAGATGTTCCATCCCAATCAATAATTATAGAAGCAAATACCAATATAATCACTAATTGTAATATTGGACTTAATATTATCGAATCAATTGTCGATTATACTCAAGATGATTCATTGTTTGATAATGCCCAAGGTTTTCCGAATCAATATGCTCCTGGGGCCGATAGATATAAAGTAGAATTGGTATTGTCCCGCATAGATTTCAATAGCACCATAAATGATGATAAATTTATCAATTTAATGTCTATTGAGAATGATACCATAACTTACTTAAATGTTAATGCACAATATGCAGAATTAATGAAAACTTTAGCCAAACGCACTTATGATGCTAATGGCAATTTTATAGTAAACGGTCTAATTCCAACCGTTACAAAATCTAATTCCGATGATTATGTGTGGGTCAGTGTAGGTAGGGGCAGTTGTTATCTAGGTGGGTATGAATATTCACAAATAACGGATATCAATATTCCTATTGCTAAACCTAGAGATGATGCCCACACAGAAACCGTATCAAATGTAACCACTTATATAAATCAATTACCATTTTTCTATGTGGCTGGTGGAAAAAACATTCCCAATTATCCAGATTATGTGCCTTTCATGACGTATATGCCTTCTCCGAATGAATTAATTCAATTTATTCGTTCTGTGCCTCCAGAATCAGTTATTAGTTCTGATATTATTGGTTATGGTGTATTCAAATCAATGGAGTACTATTGTGGAGTTATTGGAGATTTAGAAGGACCATCAAATGTTGTTTATAAAATGTATGTTGATAATATTAGCTTAAAATCTGGCACATCATTAAAAGATATTGGGGGATATAAAAAAATAGGTGCATCTTCAGTTGGAGCGCCTATTTTACATGAGATATCAATTGATACTCCACCTAATCCCGTTGAAGCGGCTAATGATGCACATGAAGATATGTTTGCTAGACCAATATATAGTTCTAATATTCCGCCACCACCAGCAACAGTAGGCAATGATTTTAGAGAAATAGGTTATCTATATTATTCAGGTAACAATAAACTATATCTACTCAAAAAAGCATCTGACTATGTTATTCCTGATACTACTACTTTACACACTTGGTTAAATATTCCTCTTACCCGAACTGCTACCTTTATTTCTAATTATACTGGCGATTTTTATCCTATTATACAAGTTGATCCGACAAATATTAAAACACTGAAACCTACTGCCACTAACGGATTACAACCAATAACTTATTCTATAATTAAAGAATATTCAGCGACTTTAGTAGATAATAATGGTGTAGCAACCGCAAACTTTTCTGCAATTAATGGCGCAGAATTTGAAGACTTTTCGGTCAATGATTATTCACTTTTTGTTATTATGCCAATCACTAATGAAGCACTTTCTCTAACATTAACATCTAGTAATATCATTTTTAATAATCAATTTACTAGTTTGACTGTAGAAGTTGATGCAGCATTGGTCGATAAAGAAATAAGATTATATACAACTCAAGTGAAAACAAATGCTATAGAGACAATATATACCACCCAAAATGGTTCAATAACTATACCCACGCCCTCAAGTTCATGGATGGCATTGGGTCATACAAATGTGCAAGAACTTGTGTCGGTGTTAGATACTGGAGATATTACTGTTGAACCAAATGATATTGATGATGCTAAAATAGATATTACATCACGATACACATTGGATACTATGACTACTGCATCTGGATTATACACTAGTCTGATTAAATTGAAAAAACGTGCTATACCACCATCTGGACAACTATTAGTAACCTATAAATACAACGAAATTGGAGATGGTGACTTTTCTTCTATAGATAGTTATGTAGACGAAAATGATACTACATATAGTTATATAGGAAAAATCAAAAATATATATGATAATAATAAAACACCAATTCCAATTCGTAATTATTTAGATTTTAGACCTGTATATTATAATACTGTTTTTAAAAATTATGGTTACACAAAGCCTGGAATAAATACGCAAATATTTTTAAAAGATTTGAATATTTCTGCGTTTCGTGATTTATTCAACGCATCATTAAGTCCTACACTATATATCATTGGGCCTGGAATAGAACATGGTGTAAATATTGTCAACATTGCACAAACAAATGGCGATACGGTAGTCAATATAGGTAACACTAATGGGCAAAATAAAGGCACATATTATATAGGTGTGCCAGCATCGTTTCAATTGTCTAATGTATCCAAAGAATTTGTTTATCCTAAAAGTTTGGCGAAATTAAATTATGGATATATTAAATTTAAACCTAAACACATTCATCTATACGTTAATAGAGAGGGCGATAATTTATCTATTGCACAAAAAGAAATATTAAGTTCTCACGAAATAGATCAATATCGTCGTGATGAATATAAATTGCCATTAGCATATATATACTTAGCTCCATATACAACCGATATGGCTGATCTTAGTATGAAAGTGTATGAAAATCCTGTATATAAAATGTTAGATATACATGATATTAAACGACAAGTAGATCGCAATGAATATTATACCTCTTTATCCTTAAATAATGAAAGTCATCAATTAACTATGGAATCTGGAATAGAGGCATTAGAATTATCTAATAAAGGTTTTTGGAATGAAGATTTTCAAAATGCTTTTAGCCAAGATTTTGATTCTGATGATTATAAGTGTACATTATATGACAAATCATATGTTGCTCCAGGTACAATAACTAAAACTATTAATATGGATCGCATTAATACTGAAGCAAATGGATTCTATAAAGTTACTGGATCATCTATCACACTACCTTACACCACAGTAAGAGCATTTGGTTCTTCTCCTGCTTCTACATTTAATAATTTGAATCCTTATAATGTTATGAATTGGAGCGGAAAATTAACGCTTAACCCTACTGTAGACAATTGGGTTGATACAGTGACTTTACCCGTAATTACTAAAGCAGTAATTATTACAGATACGCCACCACCTCCAGCACCACCTCCAGCACCGGCACCAATACCCGTGATACCACCTCCGCCTCCACCACCTATTGTGCCACCACTTATCATGCCCCCACTAATTGTGGCTCCACCACCTATTGTGCCACCACCACCCGTTATTGTGGAAGAAATTGTCACTGAAATAAATTTGATTAAAACTAGTTGGGGAATGGATACAGCGGGGGGGCCACATGCTATTACATTTACTTGGAAAACTAATTTAGGTAGAACTGGACGAGTAAATTCTGATATGCATCTCATGTGGCCGACAATGAAAGATTATACTAGCCAAACTCCTAAAGCATCTAGTGTAACTATGACTTCTATATATGATGGAACATTTGCTACATCATTAATTAATAGAAGATATTTAGACCCAGATGTGAAAGCTTATCTAAACATAGGTACTTATTTTGATACACATCCACC